GAACAAAAATAGAAAAAATATCATTTTTTCAATTTTATATATACTTTAAAATAAAAAAAATTAAGATAAGAATATGGCAATTCAAATTGGAAAATACAAAAGACCAGGCATCTTCATTGAGGAATTTGATCAGTCAATAATCACTTCCCCGATAGTTGATGGTATCACGAATCTCGTCATCGGAGTTTCTAAGAAAGGACCTGTGAATACACCTATTAGAATTTCTAATTTAGGTGATTTAGAGGCTATCTTTGGTCAATTGGATAGAAATTTAGAAAGAAAAGGATCTTTCTTTCACAGAACTATTTCTAAAATGTTAGAAACTAGTCCTGTGTTTGCGATGAACCTACTTTTAACAGATGACACATTAGATGTGATTGAGTACAAATCATTATCATCTTCAGCACAATATAATAATGACATTCTGAGAGAAGGTCCTTACAGAAGATTCTTCGACACTACAGGTTTCTGGAAAAGAGACACTGAGTCATTTATTAATTTGACTAAAAACAATTTGGGATATTCCGAAAGAGCATTTAGTTTAACTAACTTGTCTGATAGAGCAATTACTGCATTCGTATTCAAATCTTCATTGACTGGATTCGACAGAACTTTACTTGAATGGTATGGTTCAGTTGAAAAAATGCCACCTTACGTAAGTCCACAAGACTTCGCATCTGACTATTTAGTAGATGTGGTTGTAGTTGGTGGAGACTGGTCTAACTATCAAGAACTTGCAGTAGATCCAAGATGGAGTGCTTACTTCAACGCATCTGGTTTAAGAAAAGAAGAAATTAGAAATTTTGCCAACGATAGAAATATCACTCTTTTATCTTATTATGAAGGATTATCTTTAATCCCATATTTTAGAGATTTAAATGGTAGAAATTTATTTATTGAAACAACAATAAACAGAGACACTGACAGAACAGGTTTATTCTGTGCTTTCAACAATGATTTAGTAGAAGCTGACTTCTATAATGGTAAAATGGACCTTTTGGGTAACACTATTGTAGGAGTAAACGAAGTTGACATTGAATTCCTTTCTTACAAAGAAACAATTGCTGAACAAATTGAAATGACAGCAGTTCCTTTAGACTTACCAGGAAACGTAACAGCTATGTTAGGAACAGGTTATGGATACTCAACAGGTCAATTAGACCACGCATTTGGATCAACTCCAACAACTTCTGGCATCATCGTTGACGGTGACCACAGAACAGCTTGGTTTGGTGAAGGTTCAGTCTATGGTGTTACCGAAACAGTTATTCTTTCATCATCTACTCAATCTTATACAATACAATATGATGTAGCACCAGGTGCTTTTGCAATTATTGGAGATACTAACGTTCCAATATCCGCAACTACATCAATTACAGTAAGTGCAAGTGATTATCCAATCTTAAATGCTACTGCTTCTTATGTTGCTACATTTGTATTAGATAATACAGGGGAAATATCAATGGTAACTAGTTATACACCATTTGATGCTGGATTAGGAAACTACCCAGCAGTTACTTCAAGTGACATCGTATTAGGTTACATTACATTTGATATCGCACCAATCGGAGCAACGGCACCAAATGCTGGATCATTTGATTTACCAATTACTAAAACAAGTGTAACTGTAGACTCAACAGGATTTATTGATTTAACTTTTGGTTCATCGGCTGAATTTAATATTGCTACTCAATCCGTGGGAACAATCAAAGTTGATTTCCCTGGAACAAATACTCAACAAAAAATTAACAATTACGAGCAATACAGACAATTCAAAATGTTTAACAGATTAGTTAACTTAATTGATAGTCCAAATAAAAACAAAATGACTATGAGTTTAGGTCCAGTTGCGAACTATGACAAAATTAGTCTTGAAAATGTATCAATTAGTAGCATCGTAACAAGCACAACTCAAAACAAATCATTTATTTTGAGTGGTTTTGGTACAGCTGATTTATCAGATGTTTGTAATGGATACTTTGTACTTTACACAGAAGACAACGAGTTTATTTTAGGAGAAGACGGATTAATCACTAAAAACGAAGTAGCTACAACTGGCGAAGGTGTAGTTGGTGAATACTCTAAATTCTACACAAGATATTATGATGGTATCATCAATACAAAAGACTATTTCTATAGCAATAGACTTTACCAAGATAACAGCGGTTCAACAAACGCACTCCTTGGAGACACAGTAAATGTAACATTCATTGACGGAGAAACAAATACAGGTAACACATCATCTTACGCTGGTTACGATTACATCGTATTTGAAAGTTCAACATTAGGTGGAACAGCAGCTGGTTCAGCGTTAGACTTGTTGACGTTTGAACAAATTATTGTTCCAGACGCAACACTAAACGCTGGTTCATTCACAATTGTTACAAATACAGTAGACCCATCTGCTACACCAGCTGAATTAGCTGTTGAATTAGGATTTACAGGTGGTGACTTCTTTGCATATCAAGTTAACGAAGAAGTAGTTTCTGAAACTCTACTTGATGTAGATATGGTTTATGACTACTTAAAGAAACATTACTTAAAAATGTATCTTGATAACGACGGAGTATTAAAAGTTGAGTTCTTAGATGAATTATTAGAAACTGTTGAAACTGTAAATGTTGAAGCAAATAATACATTCTTAATTCAATCTGCTAAGTCTAACTTGAAACAAACTATCGAGATTGAAATTCCAAATAACTATGTACAGGTACCAAACAAAATTCTTGTTAAAGGTGACAGATACACAGAAATTAAAGTTGGTGACTTCTTAGAAGCTTATGTTGATGAAACTACATTAGAAGCTGGACAAGTAGGTAGAAAATTAGCAAGAATTTTAAGTAAAAGACAGTATTCTGGTGATGCTACATTAACAGAACTTACTTGTGATTCAAGAATCAAAACTTACACTTACAATGGTGATTTACAAACTATGAGATATGTAAGTATTGACAACTATGCTACAACATATAAAGCAATTGCAATGAAAGGATTTAGAGTAAGAAATGCTTCTTTACCTGATGGAACAGAAACTAGACAAAACTCTATTCTTAATCTTGTAGCAAAAGGAACACCAATCTTTAAAGCATTAACAAATAAAGAGTCTATTGACTTTAGATATTTAATTGATGCATTTGGATTAGGACTTATGGAAAGAAGTAAACAACAATTACTTGATATCTGTGGTGAAAGATTAGATGTGTTTGGATTTATCAATATGCCATCACTTAGACAATTTAAAAATTCTTCTTCTCCATCATTTGTTAACTCTGAAGGAGTATTGCAAGTAGAATTTATTGCCAAAGGTGGTGATCCAAATAGCTCACCAGCGTTCTTCTACTCTTTTGGTGATGGACCTGGAACAACTTGTGTTGGTTACTTTACACCATATATCACAGTAAATGATAATGGAAGACCATTGGATATGCCACCAGCATCTCACGTTGCTACAACATTTATGAGAAAACACATCTCTAATGTAACATCAGTAACACCGTGGACTATCGCAGCGGGTGTAACAAATGGTAGAGTTACGAATATCACAGCAACTGAAATGGATTTCACTAATAGTGATATTGAATTCCTTAACCAAGCACAAATGAACCCTATTACATTCAAAAGAAATAGAGGTTATGTAATTGAAACTGAGAATACAGGACAAACACTTTATAAGTCTGCGTTATCTTACATTCACGTAAGAGAGGTTCTTATTGAGTTAGAAAGAGAACTTTCTTCAATGTTACTTGACTATCAGTGGAGATACAACACACCGGACATTAGAGCTGAGATTAAACTTAGAGCTGATGTTATCTGTGAAACATATGTTTCAAGAAATGGTTTATACAACTACTTCAATAAGATGGATGAGGAAAACAACACTCCTGATATCATCGATAACCAAATTGGAGTTCTTGATACTTATGTAGAACCAATCAAAGGTATGGGTATTATTGTGAATAATATCACTATCCTAAGAACTGGAGCTATCAGTGCTGGTGGATTTATTACTTCATAAATTTAATTAAACAAATAAAATTAAACCCTCAATGAAAATTGAGGGTTTTTTTGTATATAATATAAACTTTACTGGATTATTTAATTATAATAGAGGAGAAGAACTATAGAATATATAAAAAAAATAATAATAATTTATGTCAGATAATAAAGAAAACCTATCAGAAGAAGAATATCTAAAGAGACATCTGTCTGATCTAGAAGCTGGAAAAAATAATTTCAACTCATCAGATATTCCTTTTGAAGCAGAACCAGTTGCTGAAAGTTCAAGAGTAAATGATCTTCAGTATTTCAACTTTGATATCAAAGATTTACCTTGTGGTAGATTTTACCCAGTAGGAACATTACTTATGGTAAGACCAGCTCAAGTAAAAGAAATTCAAGCATACTCAATGGTTGATGATAATAACTTCTATGATATAGTAGAAAAAATGAATGGTATGTTACAATCTTGTATAAGATTAAAATATACTGATGGTAAAATCGGTTCTTTTTTAGAAGTAAAAGACCAAGACAGATTATTTTTATTGTTTTTAATTAGAGAATTAACATTTCAACAAGGTAACACACTTACAGTTAAAGCGTCTTGTGAAGCATGTAACACAGAAAACATTATCGAACTCACAAGACAAAGTTTTGAATTTTATGATATTGACGACAAGTTAGTTAAATTTTATAACCCTGGTACGAATTCATACAAATTTAGACTTAAAAATGGAAAAGAATTTGAAGTTACACCACCAAATATCGGTCTTCAGAAAGCATTTACTGACTACATTGTTAAAGAAAATAACGAAAAAAGACAGCCTAACTTAGCATTCTTAAAGATTATTCCTTTTATGTTACCAGGAAGAGCAACTATTTCATACGAAGGTATTAAAACAAAACTTAAAGAATTTGAAGAAATGGATGATATTTCATTCCAATTTTTAAATTCAGCAATCAACAAAATGACTTTTGGTATCAAAGAGTTGAAGAAAGTATGTGAGTGTGGTGAGGAGGTCCACACCGATATGCAATTTCCCAACGGAGCCTCAGGTGTTTTCGTTATTCACGATGCCTTTGAAGCATATATTAAAGAATAAATTATTGCTTCAAAAACATTTTCACCTACAAGAGATTGCTATGGATGAGTGGCCCTTTTGGATGTTGGAAGAAAATGTCAAATTGGTTAACGAAATAATGGAAGAAGAAGAAAGCCAAAGAAAGAAACAAGAAGATGATCAAAGCAAAGGAATGGGCAATTTTAATGCCAATTCAATGATGTCCTCAGCGAGTGATATGCAAAGAAATCTATCAAGTAACGCCCCGAAATTTTAAAATATAACTAAATAAAAAAAGCCACTGAAAAGTGGCTTTTTAATTTTATAGAGGTTTCTATTAATATCCAGAAACAAGTGGTGGATTAATAGAGAACTGTTGATCGATATATTCATCAATAAAGTAGTCATAAACGATAGTAGCAGTTACGTCTGGTACAATCGCGTTAGATGCCCAGTCTAAGTCCCAACCAGTTAAAGACTTTAACTGACAGTTTTGGAAAGTTACTCTTCTAAGAACTACACCCTTTTTATCGTGTTGGTTAACGATAATAGTAGCAATAATATCACTCTTATAGTGTAAAGCACCATTTTGAGAATTAAATACTAAATCATACCAAGCCTTTAGTGTTGTCCATGTTTCCATAGAACCTTGATTATTCACGTTCACTTGGAACGGGATTGAAATCTCACCTGAAGTCTTAGTAGGTGTAGTTAAGAATTCTCTTGTAGAATACTTAAAACGTTGTTGTGCTTGTCCAACGTCAAACGCAGTAAGGTTAGCGCCTCCTAAGTTTACTTTTGTAGCATTTTCCAATAGTAAAATTGGATCTCTACCCTGTGCCTGTAACAATACAGGTAGAATAAATGTAATTTCAAAAAGGTTCAAATATACAACCTCATCCGGTAAAGTACCTGGTCCACCTGGTGATCCTACGTTACTTATGTTTGTAAAATGTGGTAATCCCATTCTATTTTTATTATTTTTTATTTAATTTAAACAAATTATGTATTATATATTATAATTCTTTTTGTCTCTATCTTTTAATGTTTTGTTTGTATAGGTATATATTTAATATAAAAAATGATTTTTTTCTAATTCTAAACAAAAACTCACCACAGTAATACAAATTATATGAGTAAAATATATTTAATAGGCGATTCACATATTGGACTTGGTTATCCTAACTCAGTCGATAAGTGGTACAAAGTACACCAAGAATACTTTTCAGATTTTTTAATACCCACACTTAAGAAAAGAATACAACCAGGTGACATTATCGTACATTTAGGTGACCTTTTTGACAACAGGAATGTAATTCCAATCAATCTATTAAACTATGGAATGGACGTAGTGGAAGAACTATCTAAGATAGCACCAACTCATATAATTATCGGAAATCATGACCTTTGGTCTAAATCAGCATCTGAAATTAACTCTATTAGACCATTTAGATATATTCCTAATGTAACTATATATGATAAGGTAACTAAGATTGAGTACAATGGTAAAAAGATTCTAATGATGCCTTATATAGAAAAAAGACTAGAACAAATCAAATCTATAGATGAGAACAGAGATTGTGAATATCTTTTTTGCCACTCAGACCTAAATGGTTGTAAAATGCACTTAACATCAGTTGCTCACAAAAATTCAGATAAAATTGATATTGAAAACTTCTCAGCATTTAAAGGAGTTTATTCAGGTCACATTCACTTAGTACAATCTAATAAAAACTTTACTTTTGTTGGCTCTATTTTTCAAATGGATAGAAACGACTTTGGAGACCAAAAAGGTATTTTCGTAATTGATACAGAAGACAACACAGAAGAATTTATACCCAACAATATTTCACCGGTGTTTAAGAAAGTTAGAGTAATTGATGAGGATGGAGTAGAAATACTTGAAACACTTAAAAACTCAAAAGATTATATTGATATTGCAATTTCAAATAATCTACTTATCTCTAACAGAAAACTAAGAAGAAAGTTGGAAGTGATTTTAGAAAAGAGTAATTTCGCTTCAGTTGAATACATAGATGATATAACTAAAGAACTTGTTGATGATGAAGTAAATGAATCAGTTGAAATAGACGAAGAAACTATGGAAATATCTATTGCATTAGACTATGAAGAGTATGTAAAAGAGTATATTTTAAAACAAAAATACGATAACGATAAATTTAAGCAAGGAATTTTAACAGAATATGACGAAGTAATCAAGATATACAAAGAGAATTATGCAAAAGACAATGATTAAACTAAACTTGATAAATCCAGAAGATATTTATCAATCAATATCAAAAGGGAATCCTTTCAATAGAAACCTTAAATTGTTTACAAAAATAGAAGTAGAAAGTGCAATAAGACAATTTATCTCGTCCGAGGAATATGAAAAATGTTCGGTTTTACAAAAGTTTATAGATAAAAGGTTTAGTCACGATTTAGGATATTTATCACCTCTTACTTTTTGAGAGTAATAGTAATAACAGCTGACTTATTTCCAAATGCAGCAGGATGTGACAGAGTAGTAATTTCTTTTTCAATATTAAATTCGGAAAAATCCA